CATGTTATCATGATCATGGGCAATCATGAGCACTATCACGGCGACTTTGCTCGATCAGCTGACACGATCCGAGAGGCTGTGCGAGACTACGACAACTTCCATTTCTTGGAAAAACAGTCAATAACGATTGGGGATTACTTGTTCATCGGCGGTACCTTGTGGACCGACTTCAACGGCGAGGATCCTTTGACCTTGTGGCATGCCCGACAGGTCATGCATGATTTCCAGGGAGTGGCCAACAGTCACACAGGTGGTCGAGGCAAATTCCTGCCCGAGCATGCTCTGGAGGATCATCATGTGATGCGGAACTACATCAGCGAAGTGATCGCAGATCGCAGGACCCAGGGCGAACATTCGGACCGCGTGATCGTGGTGGGGCATCACAGTCCCAGCCGGCAGAGCACTCATCCTCGCTATCAATCTGACTATCAGACCAACGGGTGCTACAGCAGCAACATGGATGGTTTCATCCTGGATCATCCGGAAATCTGCCTGTGGACGCACGGACACACCCACGAAGATTTTGATTACATGATCGGTACCACCCGCGTGGTTTGCAATCCCCGTGGCTATGTGGGCTATGAAGCCCGGGCAGATGCCTGGCAACCCAAACTCATAGAACTGTGACTTACCCAGCCCGCATCCTGTGGCAACCTGCAGACTACACCGAACGCTGGAATCACATGCTGGCCAGGTGCGTGGAAGTGTTCGGTCTGCCCGGTGATCGCTATACCACCTACGTGGATGCCAACTACATGGATTTCCTTTTCCGCGACGAGCAGGACCGTTTGTTGTTCCTCACAGGCTGGCCCGCACATGTTCCATCACCTGAAAGCATAATATGAACTTTGAACAAAACCAGACCTGGCGAAAACTCGCCAACGATCCCGGCAACTACTACTGTTCAGCCACTGATGCCGAGCGGGCGATCATGCGTGATTGGGTACGGGATCTGCTGAAAGAAAGAGAAGTCACGGTGGACTTTGAAAAGGCCACGGGCGAATTCCGGTCGATGAAATGTACCTTGCGTGAAGATCTAGGTGCTAAGTACACAGTGAAAGAAAATGCCACCCCCAAAAAACCCAACCCTGACGTATGCGTGGTCTGGGACGTCAACCAAGCAGCCTGGCGTAGTTTCCGCTGGGATCGCGTGAAGCGGATACAGTTCGACCTTGGCTAAAGAAGATTCACAGTTCCGCATGGAAGGCGAAGTGGTGGAAGTGTTGCCCAACGCCATGTTCAAAGTCAAGATCGACGACACCGAAAACATCGTGCTTGGCGTGATATCAGGAAAAATGCGTCAGCACAACATCAAGATACTCTTGGGCGATCGCGTGGAAATTGAATTTTCAGTGTATGATCTCACACGCGGACGCATCACTCGCAGGCGATAAATATCAGCATGGATCCTTTACCACATCTCCGCGAACACATAGATCTCATAGAAGCCACTACTCGTCCAGCCAAACTGGAGACCACTCCCTTGCCCTATGACAAGGATGCTCTGGAACCTGTGATGAGTGAAGCCACCATAGATTACCATTACGAAGAACTGGCCAAGGGCTATGCCCGACGCTACAATGACGATAACTCGGGCAACAGCGGCGGTACCTATGTGCGAGATTTCAACCGTGCGGGCAACTTCCTGCACAACAAATTTTTCCCACAACTGCGACCACCAAAGGGTCGCAATCTGCCCAAGGGTGCTGTGCTGGTCCTGATCGAAGAAAAGTTCAAGGACTTTGATGGGTTCAAAGCAGCGTTCAAAGAAGCAGCCATGAAGATCCAAGGTTCGGGCTGGGTGTATCTGTCAACCAGTGGTGATATCAAGACCATAGCAAATCATGCTGTGCGAACCGACATCTGTGTGTTGGTGGACTGGTGGGAGCATGCCTGGGCCCTGGACTACCAGGCAGACAAAGAAAAATACCTGGACAATATCTGGCGTATCATCGACTGGGACGTCTGTAACGAGAGATTATGAATTATCAAAAAATTTATAATAATATTATTGATAGGGCTAGACAACGTTGCTGGACTCGTAAAACTGCAGGCACTTACGTGGAACAACATCATATTATTCCGAGATCATTAGGAGGCAGTAATATTAAAAAAAATCTTGTGTTCTTGACAGCAAGAGAACATTTTATTGCTCATTGGTTGTTATACAAAATTTCTACAGGAATAGATAAATCAAAAATGGCAAGTGCATGGATACGGATGTGTCACAGTAATAATTTTGTTGTAAGGTATAGCAAAAATTATGAAAAAGCACGTCAGGCTCTTGCTGTCGAAATGAGTAAAAATAATCCTATGAAAAACCCAGAAATTTCATCTATTGTAAGTACAAAATTGAAAGGGTTGATGGTAGGATCAAAGAACGGGTTTTTTGGAAAAAAACATACACAATTGACCTTGGCTTCTGTTAGTGGTGATAATCATTATACTAAAAAAGAAGGTTATGTTTCGCAACCATTGGCTGAAACTCATAAGGCAGCAATCTCGCGTGCTAATAAAGGTAGAAGTAGGCAAGATTTAAGTGAAAGAAATAAAGAAAATGCATCGGTTTGGCAGATTCTCGTTCCGTCAGGCGAATGTATAACAGTCAAGAATCTAAACCATTGGGCTCATGAAAATAGAATCAAGCCATCATGGTTATATAGAAGTAGACACGGATACAAGGCAAAAAAAATATGTTGACAATTACAGAATCTGCTAAAAATAAAATATCTGACATTTTATCAGAAGAAAATAACCCTACATTACGGGTGCGTGCTTTTGTACAAGGTGGTGGTTGCCAAGGTTTTTCTTATGGATTTTCTTTGGAAGAACAACAAAACGAAGATGACTTCGAAGTAGATGGTATCTTGGTGGATTCTATGAGTATGCAATACATGACTGGTGCCCGGATCGACTGGCAAGAATCTGACATGGGTGCCAGTTTCGTGATAGACAATCCCAACGCACAGACGTCTTGCGGTTGCGGATCGAGTTTCAGCCCGTACTGATACAGTCTTTTCCGGTAAATACTGTGAACCCAAGGACACAGTGCAATGGCCAACACCGGAAACACCCAACAACAGATAAACTACGGAGCCTCAGCCAATGACGGGCAGGGCGATCCCTTACGCACAGCGTTCATAAAAACCGACGACAATTTTGACAATATATGGCTGGCCGGCCCAGTGGGTTCCAACATCACCATCGGCAACAACACCATCCAGAGCAACAACACCAACGGTAACATCGTGATTCGTCCCAATGGTGTGGGTGTTATCCAGGCAAATGCCACGGTGGTGCCCAATGCTACCAACACCAGAGATCTTGGCACTGCCAATCTTTCCTGGCGGGCTGCCTACGTTGGTACTGGTGGCATCGATTGCAGCGGCAACTTGACGGCTGCTACCATACAAACCACGTCAATCAGCAGTGATGACAGCAGTGAAATCATGATCAACAACGATACCCGATTCATGAGCAGTGTTGATATAGATCATGACCTCACAGTGGGACAGGCATTGTATCTCGCCCCTGCAACAAAATCCGGCAACAGTCCTGGTACCCCGGGAGAAATTGCAGTGGATAGCAACTATGTTTATGTTTGTGTATCTGCTAATACCTGGAAACGTGCAGCACTCTCAGCATTTTAGTATTGCGGTTTATAAACTCCCAAAAAACTCGCTAAATACTCCAAAGCGAGGTAGAACATGGCATTAGAAGTCATCAACGTAGGCACAGCACCCAACGACGGCACGGGCGACCCGCTACGCACGGCCTATCAGAAATGCAACACCAATTTTGCTGAAATTTATTCCAGATACCAGGAAAACCCGCCCACAGCGGGCACTGGCAGCATTGGTGACGTGGCTGGCATGTATGCCGCGGACGCAGGATTTTTCTACTACTGTTTCCAGGACTATGATGGCTCAAGCATCATCTGGCGGAAGATAGCAGGATCTGCGATCTAAATGGCTCAACCCCAATGGATCACTCCTGCCGGCAGCCTGGGCACCATACCCGAGGGTGTGTTCTATAGCACACCAGTGCAGGCCGTGGCCAATGGCGAGGATGTGTACTTCACTCTCATAGCC